TGAGTGGTTCAGCGACACGCCGCTCGACCTCGAGAGCAAGGATCGCTTTGTGATGCTCCGGGGCAACTGGGGCAACGAGTGGGCGGAGCTGGACGCGATGCGCAAGGTTGACTTCGCCCGCATCAAGTCCTTCTTGAGTTCGAGCCGCGATCGGTATCGGCCGCCCTATGGCCGTGGGCTGATAGACGTGCCGCGGCAGTGCGTCTTTGCGGGCACCACCAACCCAGACACCTACCTCCGGGACCCGACCGGCAATCGGCGCTTCTGGCCGATTCGGTGCGGCCAGATCGACATCGAGCTGCTAGAGGCCGACCGCGATCAGATCTGGGCCGAGGCGCGGCTGCTGTACGAGAGCTATGCCGCCGGCGACCGCGGCTGCCGGTGGTGGCCGGAGGAGCCGTGGGAGAAGCAGCTTTTCGGGCTCGAGCAGGACGACAGGATCGAGCCCGACCCATGGGACAGCCTGATCGCCGAGCACCTCGACAAGCTGCTGGCTGTCGAGGGACAGCGGGCGCGGATCACCACCGCCCAGATACTCGGGACGGTTCTGAGCATCGACACCGGCCGGCGTACCAGGGCGGACGAGACAAGGGTCGGGCAGATCATCCGCCGGCTCGGATGGCGACGACCCTCCGGCGGCGGGAGACTGCGGATCGGAGGCCGGCGGCAGTACGTGTACGAGCCGCCAGAAAGCGAGGAAGCATGACGGGCGAAGCCAAAACGGAGATGAGATACAGCTACACCATCACGGCCATCACCCCGGCGGCGAGGGGCTGGCGGGCAGAATTTGCGCAAGCGAGCTGCGAGATCGCCTGCTGGGCGCTGCTCCGGGTCAAGCGCGCTGAGGTCGACATCTCCACCGGCAAGGGGTTCCTTGTCGACGAGCACACCGCCTCTGAAATCGCGGGCATGATAGCCCGCGGTGGGCGCCTGGTGCCGGTCAAGCGATGGGAGCCGGGCTTCCGGGGCTACGTCGGGCCCATGCGCAAGGATCCGATCGGGGGCTTCGCTCCCTGTCCTAACCGTCCTAACCCCCAAGTCGAGGATGGGACAGAGGGTTAGGACACCTTTTTCTTTAATCATACTGGGTTACTACATGTCCTGTCCTAACTGTCCTAACCTGTGTGATCGTATACGCGTACCAAATGCCCGGAGACAAAACGCGTCTGGGGTCTACGGATATGGATGGGACAGGTTAGGACAGCCCGTGGTAAGTGCGCGAAATCAGGTTGGCGATGTAGCGCATGATGGGAGCATGTGAGACGATGTGTGACACCAAACCACGCCACTACACCCTCGAGCTACGGCCATCGCCGGCGATCGACCAAATGCTAAAACTCGAGGTCCCGATCGGGGGGTGGCGGCTGCACAGTGTCGGCCGGTGGGACGAGCTGTGGGTGCTCGTGTGCTGGGAGCGGGTGGGCGGCGGCGACGGCGGGGACGGGGAGGGGGAGGGCGGACAGTGAGCCGGATAACCTCAGACTGCGGCTGGCTGTCGCCGGCGGGGACGTGGCACCCGTGCTGCGAGGAGGGACACCGAAATTTGGCCCGGGAGCTGCTCGAGCAACTGAGAGAGCCGGCGCTGCCGGGGTGGCGTGGCGGCCCGGAGGTGACGCTCGAGCAGTTCGGGTGGGCTAAGCTCGTCCCGGCGGGCGGACACCACCCCACCGGATTTGCCTACTGGGGCCGGGACCGCCACCCGACCCGGGCACAGGCCCAGAGGCTGCTCGAGTGGTGCCTCGGCGACGGGCAAGGGCGCACCGAGCTACCGCACGAGCTATCACCAGGGCCGAAGGAGGACGCACCGTGATCTGCTGCCCCAACTGCGGCGGCGACGGCCCGCTGTACAGTGCGATGCCGATCGCCCCGGACGGAGAGGAGCTGGACGATCTGCTGGCCTACGACAGCGTCACGCACTGCGGCTGCTACTACGAGGCCGAGCCGGAGGCCGTGCGCCACCACGTCTCAGAGGAGGTCGGCCCGTGAACCGCCAGCTCTCTCTCGGCCTCAGCGGCCCCTCAGACGCGCCGGCGGCCCGGGTGGGCTCTGACAAGGCCCGGGGAGCCACAGGCCGCTCAAGGGCCGCCCAGGGGCCGGCGCGGGGTAAGGCGACGGCACCGCCGGCGATCGGCCTCGGCGGGCTGCCGGCCGGCCCCCTGCAGAGCGCTCTGCTCGAGCAGCTGGACGCCGGCCGGCCCGTCTCGGAGCAGCAGCTGCTCGAGGCGGCGCTGCAGGACAGGGGCTGCCGGCTGCGGCGACAGCAGCACCAGATCGGGACTCGAGCCGCGCGTTTTGGGCGTGGCTGAAGCGACGGACAGGAGGAGACGATGGCTAAGTGGAGAAGAATCAAGGGGCTCAAGGAGTGGACGGTGCCGGGATACGTGATCGAGCAGACGGATGACGACCCCCCGACCATGGTCGCGACGGCGACCGGTGAGGGCAACCAGGGCGGCGAAATTGGCAGGTACACAGCGGAGCCCGGCGAGACGGCGGCGCGCCTGCTCAAGCGGGCGAAGCGGGCCTGCGAGGAGCACAGCTTGGAGCCGGTCGTGCCGCAGGTAGTGATGGACGCGGCGGGCCGAGCTGACGCACGAGCGACCGCGGCTGAGCCGTCGCCGGAGCCCGAGCAGGCTGCCAAGCTGAGCGTGGCGACGGCGCCGGCCCTGGACTGGAAGACGAGGGACAATGGCGAGCTCGCGGCGGGGCCGTACACGGTCTCACGGTCCCGCGCGAGCGAGGCGTGGGGGGCGCACTATCACGACCCGGCGGAAGTCCCTCATGACGCCGAGCCGGTCTATCTCGCCGCAGCCTCAGAGCCCGAGCCGCTGCAGCAGCTGTGCCTCGAGCACAAGGCCGGCGAGGGGCTCGAGTGGCGGCAGGACGGCGCGACGGACTGGATCGCCGAGGTGGGCGACGGGGAGGAGGTGGAGATCGCCTATGCATGCCACCCGGACGACGACGGAGAGCAGTATCTGGCAGAGTGGTCGGACGAGCACGACGATCACGAGCTCGGCGCCGGCAAGACGCCCGAGGAGGCCATGGCGCAGTGTCAGATCCACCGGGGGCGCCGGCTGCTCGAGCAAGGCGACAAGCCGGCGCGGGAGCGGGGCCGGTGGACGATCCGCCAGCCGCCGAGCCAGGAGTTCAAGGCGGCCCTCGCTGACAAACAGGCGGACTGCACCAGGCAAATCCGGGCGCTGGAGGCCAAGATCGATCGCAGCGCCGAGCGACACAAGGCGCTCAAGGCAGAAAAAAATGAGGAGATCGCCGAGGTGAGAAGGCGGGCCGACGAGCTAGCACACGAGGTGGAGTGGGGTGCGACCGCGGTGGTCGACTGCCATCGGGAGCGATGGGGGAATCTGGACGGCTACAGCGAGTGGCGCTACTTCGATCCTGACACCGGGGAGGAGCTGTTTCGGGAGCCGGCGGCGGACGGCGAGCAGCAGCGGCTCCTCGGGAAGGAGGTGGCGCCGCCGGACAAGCCGCCGCCCGAGCCGGAGGAAACAGCGGCCAAGGCAGACGATGCGACGCCATGGCCCACACCCACCGGCGAACACCCCATAGATGTTTGGCTGACAGACTGCGCCGGCTCGCGGCAGGAGGCGATCGAGATTTGCGAACAGCACCGGGGAGCCCATCAGCCCGCTCCGGACCCCCTGCCGGCGGACCGTGAGCTGACCCGGGCCGACTTCCGACAGCAGACATCCGGGGCCTACATCGCCGGCGACCCCGACGGCGACCACTACCGGATCGAGAGGCTCGAGGGCCACAGCTACTATACCGCCACATTCCGCGACGCAGCCGGCGTCCGGGAGCTGCCCGGTGAGAGATCCGCCGGCTCGTACAAGCGCCTCAAATCAGCCATCGCAGGCGCCAGCGCGGACAACCGCAAGCGCCTGCGGTGGCCGTGCTCCTCGAGGGCGAACGTCCAGGTCAGCGCCTGCAATCGGTACCAGGTGACGCTGACGGGCAGCGGTAGCGGTGATCGGCATCACTTGGAGGGCTGGCGCGCCGAGGCCGTGGGCGGGCAGGACGAGGACAACGTCGGCCTCGGAGAGCACGGCAGCTTGGTTGAGGCCCGGGCTGCGTGCCAGGAGCACAAGGACGGAGGTGGGGCGTGAGCCGCTACGACGTGGTGTGCCCGGTGTGCGGGCCGCCCAAGTCTCCGCCGATGAGCCAGTCGTGGTCCATCACCGTCGAGGTGCCGGCGGATGATCTCGTCTGCCGCAAAGGCAGGCTCGTCCGTCGCACCCTGGGAATTCCGGCGGTGCACAACATCCGGGACTGGCGGCTCAGGAACGCGCTAACCAAGGCGCACCAGGCCAAGCTCAATGCGGCGCTGCTGGCCTCGCCTGGACTGCGCTCCCGCGCCGAGCTGATACAGCAGCAGCTCAAGGCCAGCGTTCGTTGGGACGTGCTGCTGATCCGCCGGGCTCCGCGACCGCTGGACTGCGCTGTGCAGGAGGGCGAGTGGCGCACCGGCGGCCGCGGCATCGGCGGGGATAACCTCGGCTCCTCGCTGAAGGCGGGCCGAGACTGGACGGCAAACGTGGTGCTGGGGCTCGCCGGTGACAGCAGCCCGCTGGTGCGTTGGGGAGTAGGGCAGGAGCGGCCCCGTCCCTACAAGCCGCGGCTGTACCAGATCGCGATCCTGGCCATGCCGGCGACGGGGCGGTGGTACGAGCTGCCTGACCGGTGGCTGCGGGGGGAGCTGTGATGACGATAAGTAGCCGATAGAAAACGGAAATGACCAACCTGGCCAAAGACAAGAAGGGACGCTTTGCCAAGGGCAATAGCGGCGGCCCCGGCAATCCCCTCGTCGGCAAAATGATGCGCTTCAAGCGGGCGCTGCTCGATGCTACCAGCCCGGCGCAAGCACAGAGAATCTTTAAGAAATGCGCCAAGCTTGCCGAAGAGGGAAACCTGAAGGCAATCCAGCTGTACCTGGCGTACATCGCCGGCAAGCCCGCCCACGGCTACGACCCTCGACAGGGCTTACCGGCCGAGGCGGAAAGGCAACGGACTACGCAGCGGTACAGCCCGGTAGAGAAGCGACTGCTGGCCAAGATGCTCCTCGCCGAGGCGGACAGCGAGGAGCAGGTGATCGACGCCGAGGGTGAGGAGGTGAGAGAGTGATAGTTTTGGTCTATTACGCGGTCCGCACTAGGCTCTGCAAGGCGTGCGGGCGTGTCATTCAAGAGCGGTCGGGCGAGCCCATATGGCCCAATTGCACCCGTGACCCAATCGGCAAGCGCCTGTTGCCTCACCGGCCGTGCTACCACTGCGGGGCAGTGATCGTCACCTACGGCATGGAGCCACCGACGGGCTACGTGTGGCCCTTCCCCCCGCCGGTGGGGGCCACCCTCGGCAGGGGAACCGCGGGACCCCGTCTCTACCAATGACACCCCTGGACAGAGCAGCTGAGCGGGCCCTCCGCACCAATCTCGAGGCCATCGTCACGTTCAGGGCCGGCCTCGGTCTGACCGCCGCCACCCCGCTGCAGCGCGCGATCTGCCGGATCGCCACCGGGGAGCCCCTCGCCGAGCTGGCGCCACACCCGGACGTGATCGAGGCGGTGGGGCGCGTCGATCTGCTGTGGGGGCAGCCGGATGAGCTGTACCTCCTTGCGCCGAGCCGGACCGGCAAGTCCACGATCATCGCCGGCCTGGCGCTCCGGGCAACTCAGACCGTAGACCTCGCCGCCGCCGGCGACGTCAGGGGCGAGCGACCAAGGTACACTATCATCAGCATCGAGAAGGACAAGGCCAAGGCCATCTTCGCGGTCATCGCCGAGGCACTGCGTGGGCCTTTTGCGCATCTTGCGGCCCGTGACCCGTCGGACAGCTCACTCACGGCCATCGTCCACCACCCTTCCGGGGCCGAGGTCGAGATCGTGGTAGCAGCCGGCAAGGCCGGTGGCGCCGCTGTGCTGTCGCGGTGGTGCATCGGGCTCGCCCTCGACGAGGCCACCAGGATGCACGGCGACGAGCGGCAGATCTCGGTCAAGGCAACGCGCACCGCTGCCCTTGACAGGCTCCTGCCCGGCGCTCAAATCGTCTACCTCGGGAGCAAATGGGGCACAGAAGGCCCCGTCTACGAGGCCGCGAAGGAGCACGGCGGCCGCCCCAGCCGGCAGAAATCGGTGGTCGTCATCGGCTGGGAGGGGTGCGAGGGCCACACGCTGAACCCGCTGCAGTATCCCCCGGGCAAGTACGAGGCCATCCGGGCGAAGGATGACGGCGAGAGCGCCTGGCTCGTCGCGACGAATCAGTGGCAGTCGCCGCCGCAGAAGATCTTCGCCCTCAGCTACCTGCAGAAGCTGGCGCGGCCGGCGGCCCGGTGCGACTGCGATGCCCGACAGCGAGCCGGCCTGCCATCGTCCAACGGTGAGCCGGCCTGCCCGCACAACGACTCACCGCCCCACCCCCGGCAGCACTACGTAGCCGTGATCGATCCCGCCACCAGGGGCAATGCGTGGGCGCTGGTGCTGTTGACGGTGCGAGAGCTGGCTGCCGGCTACCGCGATGACGTCGCCCTCTGCCGGCAGTGGCAGGGCAGCTCCGCCGCTCCGCTCGATCCCAACGCTGTGTTCGCCGAGATCGCCGAGCTGCTCCGGCCGTACCGCTGCAACCGCGTCTATACCGACCCATGGGGCGCTGACGCCCTCCGGACGGTCGCCCGGCAGCACGGGCTGTACCTGATCGAGGTGTTGTCGCCGGAGGGCAAGGCGTTGCGGATGGCTGATAAGGTCCAGAGCTTCGAGGCCGTCAAGTCGGCCCTCGCCATGCACGAGCGCGGACACCACGATCACCGGTCACTCGAGCTGCATCCATGCCCCGCTCTGCTAGGCGATCTGAGTCGTGTCGTGAAGCGCACCACCCTGTCCGGCGTGGTCGTAGAGCTGCCCCTCACCGGCGACGGTAGGCACTGCGACTACGCCGCCGCCCTTGCGCTCGGCTACACACAGGTGCTACAGAGACCTGATGCCGCGTCTGTGCACGAGACGCCCGATGAGAGGGACGAGCGCCGAGAGCGGGAGGCCCTGCAGCGTCGGGCCGCCGAGCAGGAGCGGGCACGGCGCGGAGACGAGGGACAGAGCTACGAGGGACTGAGGTATGAGTGATCGCGCGCAGAAAACGACAGAGCTGAAATTGCTTCAGCCGGACGCGCCGCCGGTGTCAACCGAGCTGGTGCAGAGGTGGCGGGAGGCCGGAGCATCGCCCCGGCTGGCTGAGCGGCTGGCAGCGCTGGAGCAAACGATCACAGGCACAGTCAGCGATACCCAGCAGAGGGGCAGAGCTACGAGGAGCTGAGGTATGAGCGAGAAAACGGACGGCATCGACACCCAGCAGCTACTCGCCCTTCTCCGGGCCAACGGTGTGACGCGGTACAAGCGCGGGGACCTCGAGATCGAGCTGGGCCCCACCACGGCGGATCCTGGCGGGCATGGCGCGGCGCTGCCGCCTCCCACCGAGACACAGCAGCGCCTGGACGCCAGCATGGATCATGCGCTAGATCGGCGCTTCAACGGCGAGGACAAGCCCTCTGCCGAGCCGGCCGCCGCCGACGGGGCGCCCCCGGTGGAGATCGACATGGAGGAGACCCGCCGTCTGCTCGAGGAGCAGCAGGCGCGCCGGAGGGGCGAGCAGTGACGCAGCAGCAGCGATACCGGCTCGCCGCCGCCACCTTCCGCCCCGGCGTCGTGCTGCCCTCCGGCGTCCGTGGCCGCACGGTGACAGCCGGCGCAGTGGTGGCCCTCGCCGTGGTGCCCCGAGGTGACCTCGGCCGGGTCTACCTCGTGCACGCCGAGGGACAGCAGCCGCGGTACTACCTTCCGCACACGGTCGAGAGCGTTGAGCTGGCAGAGATCGGCCAGCCGAAGAAGCCGTTGAAAAAATGCGCCATCTGCCCGGAAATGCACGGCGGAAAGGGACAGACCTGCAGCAAGAGCTGCGCGGCCAAGCTGCGATACCGGAGGGCGAAATGAGCCACCCCGTCCAGCAGCTGCTCGGCCTGACCAAGGCCGAGACGGAGCAGCTGACCGGCGCCATGGCGGCGACGGCGACCGCCGCCTACTGGACAGCGATCGAGCAGGCCATCGGCGAAGCCATGATCGAGGCGCGGATTTGGAACGGCGAAGACGACACAGCTGCCGGTGCTCGAGACTTCATCCATGGCCAGATTGGGCTCGAGGCTGCTGGGGACGGTTCGCTCAAGGTGCTGCTGTTCGGGATGCACGCCGCGACGGTGCACCCGCCGAAGGCCGTCGCGATACCGCGGCCGGCAGAGGAGAGGGGGCTGGTGTGCTGAGGCAGTCCCCGCTCTGCCAAACAATCGGCAAGCGCTGCCCCCACCTGGTCAGCGACTACCCGAGGGGCCTCAACTGTGAGGTATACGGAACGCTCCGTAAGACGCTTTACGGCGACCCGCTCCCCGCTGCGGACTGCCAAGCTGACGCAAAGCGAGGACGGGTCATGCACTCACCAAAGGCAACGGATCCACCGGCCGGCAGAGGAGAGGCCATCGGCGGAGGGCTGGCCGGCATCCTCGTGAGCGAGCCCGAGAAAAAAACCCGCTACCAGGGAGCAGCGGGTCATGACGTCTACGAAGAGACACCACAGCCTGACACGATCAGGCCGGAGGTGTCAAGATGGACCAAATGTGGTTTGGCGGCGGCGCCCCGAGCGGCGGCGAGTCGAGGGACCCGCGCGAGCGGTGGTGGTACCAGGAGGACGAGCGGGAGCTAGGTAGCCGATTGCTAGCAACGGCGGACGCGGTGGACACCCGCACCATGGGGCGGCAGCTCGCGATCCTGGACCGCTTCGTGCGGCTGTACGGCGACTTGGCGAGTGTGCCTGACGGAGTACCGCTCGTGCGCCGAGGGCGGCCCGAAGAGCGCCGGCCGGTCGCAGCGAACATCTGCGACACCCTCAAGGCCGAGATCTCCAGGACCCCGCCCCGTCCCATGTTCGTGAGCCACGGCGGCAGCTGGGATCAGCAGCGCACCGCACAGCGCCTCACCGCTGCCTGCGATTGGGTGTTCGGGCGCCAGAGCATGGTCCCCAAGGGGCGGCGGATAGCGGTCGACAGCATGGTTGCCGGGGCAGGGTTCGCCCGTCCGGTGCAGCAGCTGGACGGGCGCGTGACGCTCGAGAGGAGCTTCCCGTGCGACGTGCTCATGGACGACTCGGCTTGTGTGGACGAGATGCCGCGCGATATCTACCATCGCCGCTTTGTCGACCGGGCCATGCTCTGGGAGCTGTACCCGGACAAGCAAATCCGTCAGATGATCGAGGTCGCCGAGCCCGCGGGCTGGAGCCTCACCAATCCCCACAGCGCCAGCGCCGACGTGGTGGAGATCGTCGAGGGATGGCACCTGCCCTCGTTCCAGGGCGAGATCGACGGACGGACGGCCGGCGATGGCCGGTGGGCGATCGTGCTACGGACCGCCGGAAACAGCGACCACGGCGGAGGACTGCTCGAGCACGGGCCCTACACGCGGCCCCATCACCAGATCGTTGGGATGCGATCGATCAAGCCGAGCCGGGGCTGGTGGGGGATCCCGCTCATCGACCGGGTAGCGGCCTCTCACCTCGAGCTGAACAAGATGATGGATCGGGTGGGACAGATGTTTCACCGCGCTGCCTGCAATCGGACCTGGCTCCCTGATGACTCAGCCGTCTCACCGGCCGACATACAAAACACCATCGGGGCGATCATCAAATACCGCGGGCGCATCCCTCCGCAGTTCGAGGCACCCAACCCCGTCAACCCGGGCGTGCTCGACTACTGCGACCGGCTCGAGAGCTCGGGCCACAAAGACGCCGGAGTGAGCCCCTACGCCGCCTCGGCGACCACCCCGAGCAACCTCGAGTCAGGCCGAGCGATCCGGATCCACCGCGAAGAAGGCACGCTCCGACAGGTCGACATCTACGACGAATACGAGGATTTGCACTGCGAGCTGGCGCGGCGTTGGGCCGAAGCTGAGGCCGAGCTGTCCGAGGAAGATCCGGGCCGCGAGACGCCATACGAGGTGGACGGGTGCAGAGACGCGATCCGCTGGTCGCAGGTGACCAAGGAGCTGGATTCGATGGCGATCACGCCCAAGCCGACATCAGGGCTCGCCGCAACCCCCGCCGCCAGAATGCAGGACATTTCGGACGGCGTAAAAGAGGGCACATTCACCCCCGAGGACGCCCTCCGGCTGAGCACAGACCCCGACCTCAAGGCCCTCAGAGAAGAGCGCCTTGCGCCGCTGAATCGCTTGCACAAGGTGCTTGACGGGATGCTTGACGGCGGCCCCTACGTGGCGCCGGACATGGAGATGGACCTGGCCCGGGGCATCGAGCTGTGCCTGGCCAAGATCAGCGCGGCGGTGGTGCGAGAGTGCCCGCCGGAGCGGATCGATCTGCTGCGGCGGTGGTGGCCGGACGCGCAAACGAAGCTAGACCAAGCCAAGGCAGCGGCACAGCCGGCTGTGCCGGCACCAGGCCCCATGCCGGGAGCTGAGCCACCGCTACCGCCGGAAGCGGCCGGCCTACTGGAGCCGCCGCCGGGACAGCCGCCGGCGCTGCCGATGACATGAGGAGATGGCGATGAGCATTGAGCTGGTAGAGACAGGGACGGAAAATATTGAGAGCAACGACGGCGACGGTGCAGCCGAGCAGCGGGAGGCTGCTGAGCGCATAGATGCGGCGCTTCGAGGCAGCATGGATGCCGAGCCGGGTGAGTCGCCCTCGCCATCGGAGGGCGCCGGCGGGGGCGACAGCCAGGCCGATCCTGACAGCGCCGACGAAGCTGAGCCGGGCGAGGGCGAGGGCGAGGGCGACGCGCCAGACGAGACCGTGGACAAGAAAAAAGGCAACAGAGAGGGCTGGCGATGGAAGGGCCTTAAGCAGCAGCAGCAGAGACTCGCACAGCAGCAGGCGGAGCTGTCGGCGGGCTACCAGGCCCTCGCCGAGCAGCAAGCGGCGGCGAAGCAGTACCAGGAGGCGGCCGAGCGCATCAGACAGCTCGCCGTCACCAGCCCCCGGGCAGCCGCTCGTGAGTTTGCCCGTCTCACCGGCCAGCCGGCAGAGGATCTCTACCAGGGCTGGACGGCGGAGCGATTGCAGGGCGGCACAGAGCCGGAGCACGACCAGCAGCAGCAGATCCCGCCGGCGGTGAAGCAGCTCCTCGACGAGCAGGCCCAGGAGCTGAAGGCGCTGAAGGAGGGGCATGAAAAATTTACCAGCGCGGCACAGCAGCAGCAGGCAGCACAGATCCATGCCGATAACTGCGCTCGCGTGCTGGCGGAAGCGGAGGCCCCAGACGGGAAAAACACCTATGCTTGTGTGTACTTGGCGACGATGCCAGCGGCGCTCAGAGAGGCGAGCATTGCCCAGGCCGCGAGCATGGCTGCTGAGCTGCAACAGGCTGATGGTGTGCCTCGTGAGCCAGGCTGGGTGGCGAAACGGCTTGACGACCTGCGGATGTCTGAGCTACGGGATCAGCTGAGTGCGCTGCCAGCCAGTGCGCTGCAGGCCATCCTGCCGGCCGGCATCACGGTTGCAAAAGGCAGGACCGCTGAGGGCTCGGCAAGCTCTGCAGGCGGCGTCTCTGGCCGGGATTCAGACTCCAAAAAAAGAGGCAAGCGGGGCATCGGCAATGAGGCCGGCGCCCAATCCTCGACGGGAGCACGGCCGGGGCAGTCCAGGGAAGAGTACGAGCGGCAGCTCGATGAGCGGCTCAGGGCATCTCTAGGCGACTAGGCCACGCTCCGTGACCAGACGGAGCTTGCACGATGGCCGGAATTTTCGGCGACGCGGAATTCAAGGATGTCACTTTGTTGGTTCAGGCCGACATGGTGCACGAGTTCATCAACAAAAAGTCTCGTGTTTTCGGGATGATCAAGAAGGATCCCACATGGCCCGGCGATCCCCAGCATGAGGTCAAGTGGAAGGTCGCAGCCGGCGGCGGCGGTGGTGCCACCTTCTCCGGGGCGCGGGGTAATACCTCATACGGCTCGTACAAGAAGCCGGTGGTCGACCGGATCCTACGCTACCAGTTCGGCCGCATCGACAACATCACGGCCAAGGGGACCAAGACCAAGCAGGGCTCAGCCCTCGACCTGGCCAAGGAGGCGATCCGCGATGCCTGGCAGGGCTGGGCGCTGCGCAACTCGCACATCATCTGGTCCGACCCCGGGTGCTCGCTCGCACAGATCGCAGAGGACCTCGGAAGCAACGTCTACCGACTGACGGATCCCCGGGCAACGATCTACTTCACCCTCAAAATGAAGCTCCAAGCTTCGGCCAACGATGGCAACGGGGCCTCGGACGTGCTGTACGCCGGCGAGGCGATCGTGACCGCGATCAGCCATGCTGCAGGGACGATCACCCTCGACAACGGCGCGGCCCTCAACCCCGGCACCGGCCTCGCCGCCGGCGATTACGTGTTCTCCTTCGACACGTTCAAGCAGGGGCTGATCGGGATCCCTGGCTGGGTTCCCCCGACGGCTCCGGCCCCGGGCGAAGACTTCTACGGCGTCGATCGCAGCATCTGGCCCGAGCGCATGGCCGGAACGCGCTACACGGCGACCGAGGCCATTCTGCCGGCTACCGAGCGCTTCGTTGCGGCGATCAACTTCGCCGGCGGCGAGCCCAAGGTGCTCGTGGTCAACTCGCTCAGGTTCAGCGAAATCAAGCTTGAGCTGCAAGCCACGACCGAGATCCAGGTCAACGTCAAGACCACCGGGATCCCCAACGGCCCAACGTGGTCGTTCAAGGCGCCGGTGTTTCAGGGCCCCGACGGCCCGATGCCCATCATCCCCGACCGTTACGCGCCTTTCCGCTACATGTGGGCGCTGGACCCCGAGAGCTTCTACCTCAAGAGTCTCGATCAGTGGCCGCACTACGCCGACGAAAACGGCGGCATCCTGCACCCCCTCGAAGGTGACGACGCCAGCCGATTCGTCATGCGGGGCGTCGGACAGCTCTGCTGCAAGCGGCCGGTCGACAACGGCGTCATGGATCTTGATCCCAGCTGATAGGAGGCAAACGAGATGGCAAATCCAAGCGAAACCAACGCCACTCCGGCAAACTGGAAAGAGGCCATGGCCAAGGGCTTTCCGCCCTATCAGGGCTATGCCGGCTCTGAGCGAGCCGATGCGCGCCTCGGCGGGGATCTCTACGATTACTCGCACCGAGTCCACACCGCGGTGGTGAGCTACCAGCACACCGCCCTCGACAGCGGTAAGCGGTACCTGGACAAGACTCCTGTGCTCGGCCCGCCGCTCATCGGCTACGATGTGCCGGACGAGCTGGGGGAGATCGAGCTGATCGACGCGATCATCAGGCCGGAGTCCGCGTGGGGCGCCGCCGCGGCTGCATCGGAGATCATCGAGCTATGGTATGATCTCGACGATGGCACGGGCGCCCAGCTCGTCGCGTCGTACGATGGCCTAACCTACGACATGGTTGCCGACCAGGCCAACTACTTCACGACAGCCATGGGTTTCCCGGCTCTCGGCTCGGCCGCCTCGATCATTCCCGCTGGGGCGCGCCTCTATCTCGTCTTGGCGAGCAACGGCGCGGGCTACACCATGGACTGGACCCGTGTCGAAGTCCGCTACCGGTGGAGGTGACCATGGGACGCGTTGGCACCCACAATTTTCGGATGGGAACCGAGGCGAAAGGAGCGGGCCTGAACTGGATCCGCTTCACCACCAACGGCACAGGCACACCGACGGACATCGTCGATATCGGAGGTATTCTCGACGTCGATGAGCCTGTTGTTCGGGCCCAGCAGTCCATCTTTTCGGTCAAGCTCAAAGACCGCTTCGTCCGGGTGTTCGCTCAGCCTCGCATCGCCGAGGTGCCGGGGCAGCCAGGCGGGGTCCCGGAGCGAGTGCAGACCACTGCGATCGTCGAGGGAACAAACCAGATCAACGGTTTCGGTATTCGTGTGCAAAACGCCGACGGCAGCACCTCGGCCGATACCACCGGCTACGTGATCGAGGTCCAGATCGGTCTCACCTCCTGGCTCGGCAGAGGGGAGACCTGATGCCCTGCGGCGGCAAGCACTATGGGAAAGGTAAGGGCCGGGGCAAACGGCCTCGACCCAAGCCGAGACCCAAAGGCGGCAAGAAAGGAAAGAAGCGCTGATGGACGCAGAGGCACTACGCGCGGCCCTCGTGGGCGACAGCGACACGGGCAGCGGCGACGATGAAGACGACCCGATCACCGTGGCTGGTCGCAAGCTGGCCACCAAGCTCAAGCTCGACGATGAGGGCATGGACGCCCTCACGGAGCTCATCTCGGCGGTGGTGGCGGAGGGGCGGTAGCTCGTGCAGAAGGTCACGCTAGCGTTTTTGCGCCGGCGGGTGAGGCGCCTTGCGGACGAGCAGTCTTCGTCCGGGGGCGCCTCGTCCTTTGTGAGCCCCGAGGATCTAGACGATGCGATCAACGAGGCGATCCCGTCGTATTACGCGCTGCTGACGGAGGTGCAGGGCCAAGAGTACTTCGTTCGCCGGCACCAGTGGGATCTCGTCCAGGACCAGGGCGAGTATGATCTCCCCCTGGACTTCGGCCTCGGGGCTCTCTCGATGCAGCTCGAGCGCGACGGCTGGCGCTACGAGATCCGCCAGTGGCAGCAGCAGGACAACGCCTTCTTGCACAATCTCCGAGGCTACGGCGGCTCATGGAGCTACGACTGGCTCCTGCTGAACCATCGCCAGGCCCTCATGCGCTACCGCCTGCAGGGCAACGCGGTGGAGCTGCTGCCGGTGCCGGAGTCCAGCAGCCGCTACAAGCTGCATATGCGGTATGTGCCTCGCGTGCCTCAGCTGGTCAACGATTCGGACGAGATCGACTCGGTCAACGGCTGGCACAAATACGTCTGCTGGCATGCGGCAATCACCCTGCTCATCCCTGGCGAGACCGATGAGACGCCGGCTCGGAGACAGCTCGCAGAAATCGAGCGGGAGATCCGGGCACACGCACCGAAGCGAGACCGCGGCCGCCCCGAGGTGACGGTGGACACGCTCAATGACGACTGGGCCGGCGTCGGGTACTATGGCGGCGCGAGCATCGTAAGGGAGTAATGGCCACTCGCCGGACAGCGCCCACGATCCACACGCTCGACAGGGCGCTACAGGAGACTCAGCGCGAGCTGCAGGCTCTCCGCGCGCAGCTCAATCCGCAGGCCACATCTCCGCCGCGCCAAGGCCCGCGCGGCTCCGGGAGGCGCTTTGCGTCATCAGGCAGAGGGAGACTCCAGGCGCGGGCGGCCATCCGTCAGCAAGATTTTCTCGAGCAGCAATCGAGCAATCGTTACGTGATCAGCTGCGTCGAGCGGCTGGAGATCACTGAAGCATTTTGGTACCCGGACGACGATCAGGCGCTGCCCGCGGTCGGGTACAGCTTTATTCGGATCTACGAGCACGATCCCGCGTGCGGCCAGCTCGTAACCGATGGCCGGCTGCTCGGCGAGATCGAGGGACGGCCGAAAACCGTGGGCGAGCAGGCAACGGGGCCCCTGTGCAGGGGCGCCTGCTACCGCTTCCGGCTGGAGGAGCAGGCCATCGCTGAAAAATGCACCGTGGTAGCCCTCGATACCGAAGCAACGCTTGCGGTGGCGCAGTGGCCGCCGGGCTCGATAATTATCTGCTACAGGTGGCTGGACTGATGCACGTGCTCAAATTCAAAAAAGAGGCACAGCAGGACGTGGTAGGCATGTTTAAGCACATGACCGAGATGGCCCGTGCGGGCCACATTCGGGCCGCCGCAGTGGCCGTGCATACCGATGTCGAAGACACCGGAAGCGCCTTTGCTCTCGGAAACGGCAACATAGCCCAGCTTGTTTGCTCTCTCGAGCGAGTCAAGAAAAGACTACTAGAGATCGAGTGATGCCGCTGAATTTCATCAAAGCGCACGTCCCCATGGCCGGCGGTCTCGCCGAGGACATGGACGAGCGCATTGTGGTCGCGGCGGGCGGCGAGGCCCGCCTGCTCGAAGCCCGCAATCTCGTTTGGGACGCAAGGGGCCGCATCGCCAAGCGCAACGGCTTTACCGCTATCACCAACTTGGACAGCGACGGAGACCCGCTGCCGTTCGGCACCCGGGGCATTTTCTCAACCGGCACGGAGCTATGCGTGCTCGGCCCTCGACAGCTCTACAGCTACGTCCCGCAGCACGATCGGTGGTACAACCGCGGGCAGCTCGGGCCGGCGGACGGACGGACGCGCGAGATCTACCACAGCCAGACAAGCTACAGCTGCCCGGACCTCGCGACAGAGGGCGGCTACGTGCTGTACGTCGCCCGGGCCGGCTACCAGGCCACTCCGGGTGGGGATGGGTATTTCGAGCCCTACATGCAGTATTCGGTCGTCCAGTCCGTGCAGACCGTCGACGAGATCAGCGTCGTGCCGCCGACAGAGTACCAGTCCGCCGCCGGCGATGCGGCGAACGTGCCTCATAGCACCAGAGCCTGCAGCGCCGCGGGCCGCCTCTTTGGGCTGTGGCTCGGCGGGGCAACCTCACCGGCTACGCTTTATCGCAGCGATTACCTGACGGCCACCCCGGCAACGCCGCCCTCTGCGCCGGTAAGCATGTATACGGACGTCTACTATGACGGCCGCAACCGCCGCACGTACGATGCCGTACGTTTCGAGGTCGCAGCCGGGTGGCTGTTGGCGTATATTCGCTCCACTGATGGAGCGGTGGTGCTCTACCGCTACAGCAACGATCACGTGGTGCAGGCTGCAGGAGTAATTGCTGGGCCGTGGTACCGCGTCGCGGTGGCCGACAGCCCGACGCTGGCGCAGGTGTATCTGCTGCTCGTGCGGGACAATGGCGGCGCGCCAGATCAGATTTTCATCTACGAGATCGATCGCATAGGGCTCGGTGTTATATCGAGCGCCGTCGTGAGCGTGCTGCCGACCGCCATCGATCGCGCGCAAAACGTCGGCATCGCAGCTGTGGAGCAAGATGGGATTCGGGCCCACGCCATTTGGGATTGGGAGAGCGGGATCAACCCGCGGCAGGCAACAGTGGGCCACAGCACGCTCCCGCTGTCGCCCCTGGTCCCACGCATCTATAATGCCACGTTGCGCAGCAGGCCCTGGAGACACGGCGACAGAACCTACGTCTGGCTTGACACGGCCGTGGCCGGGGTGGACGAGAACACCGAAACGGTGCTGTTTTTCGAGGCCGCTTTCATGGCCGATCTACTCACGAACGATCCTGGCGACCCGTTCATGCCGGACTCTCAGCCGTCGTTTTGCGGCGTCCACTCCGTCGGCGCCATCCCTCCGCATGGCAATGTGATCGGCTCCGGGCTCGAGCTGCGCCG